TCCAGACTTTGCTCTCGCTCTGAGGCTTCTTCCTCTGCTTCTTCTGGCTTAACTCCCACGGAATGGTTTGCACCATAAGCTTCTTTCAACTCCTGCAATGCTTTCAACACTTCATCACGGCTCATGGAATCTATGCTGCCGTGGCGCACTTCAGACTTACTGATATAAATATTGCCTTCTGCCTGACCCCTGAATTTCTCAGCAGCTATCGCCGCTTGCCAGTTCCCTGCTTCTTCTGCTTTCTCGCCAAGCTCTGCAAGCTTACGGATATGACGCTTATAATCCACCGCAAACCGGGCATCCAATTCCGCCCTATACAGTCGAATGGCTTTCACCACATGGGGTGATCTCACAGGGTTAGTCAGTTCAGTGGCCCGGCTATGAGCTGAACCGGCTGGGTATCCGGCGTTGATAGCCGCATCCCGTTTAGTAATCTGACCATCCTTCGACACAAGCTCTTTTACAAAAAGCTCCTGCTTTCGAGTTAGTTTTTTATGCTCAAGGGGAACACGCCTACTGATCTTCTTTGGTCGAGCGCACAAGGCTTTGCTGTTATCCATTGCGGGAGTTTATGTGGGCAGAAGGGCTTTGTCAAAATATCCCTATATAGCTGTAGCCAGCAAAAATAAAAAAAATAAAAAACGATTTCAAAACGCATAAACGGAATATCGATATTAAGCTTGTCTTGTTACTAAAACATAACCGTGTAACCTCGGCGTAACCGCCAAAAGCCCCTTGGTTCGTGGTCCCTAGACCATTGGTTACGCCGTTACGCCGGTTACGGCCATTTTTTTCAAAAATAAAAAAAAATATTTCTCCAGCCACAGCTATATAGAGGGTTTTATGCAACCGATCCCGATACATTCCCCGTCGCAGAGGATTTCCCATTCGATGGAGGGTTCCACCTTGTGGAGGTTGAGGTAATGGGGTTTGAGTGTTTCGACGTAATCGGCAATTTTCTGGTTTATTTCTTCGGCGTCTTTGCCGTCGAGGATGACGCGGTATATGCGTGGTCCGACGTTTGCTGTGTTCCCAGGTGGTACGGTTAGTTTGACTAGGGCTGATGCTGTGATGGCGTCTTTGCCTTCGTGGGTGAATAATTTTTTCATTCTTCAGCCGCCTCTTCCTGTAAAAGTTTCGTTTTTTTACACTCTGAACAACTTAATTTAAGACTTTCCCGCTTAATCTCATCGTTATTTACAACGATAAAATTTCCGCAGTGGCAGCGACACACCCACCTAGTTTGGGGTATTCGTTTTGTTGCTTTCTGTGTGTCTTTAAAATTACGCCCACCGCAAGTTGGACATCTTTTAGGTTGGGGGTTATAAGATTCCCATCGCCTAGACCAAGGAATTGAATCATCATAGTCAGGCAAGTAAACGCCTAACACTCTAACCTGACCATACTTGGAGCCACTGTAATCTTTTAATTTCCTAGTGTTTCTTTCATTTGGGTGATACAAATTAACCAGATGCTCAAAACCATACGGCTGAATAAAAGTATCGCTTTCAATGCGTCCAGAGAACTTATCTAGCTCCGATTCAAACTCTGGTTTAGGCTTATGCAACGCAAGAGCCGCTTGCTTATTAATTGGCCGCCTACTTTCCGAAAGTTTTTGATGCAGAGTTTTTTTCATTCTTCAGCCTTCTCTGGCCCACGTCCAAATTCTGTCTCTTTTTCTTTTATAAGGATCATCCCACCCATATGCACCATAGCATCTGTCATGAGAAGGTCTTTGTCAGCGATCTGCACCTCATCTGTAATAAGGTCTTTCACCTCGTTGACACGCACAATTTCATATCCCTCTTTGACAGGGGGCATTGGGATCCATCTATATATTGTCATTAGTTTGCTCCTTGGTAATAGATGTTCCACGTGAAACATCTAGGTAGCTCAAAATATGAGCCACACACCATGGTAGCATACTCTATGTGGAAAGCTCTACTCTATTTTTTGCGGCGCATCTTACTGAGCGTCTTCGCCAGATTTGCCTGTCGGCGGGTGGTGGGGTTTTTGGACTTCGCTGCCTTGTTGAGTTGTTTGGCAGAGATGGTTTTCTTGCCTTTGACCCCGAGCTTTTTACGAAGTGCCCCGGTATTTTTAATTGCTTTCTGTATCCACTTTTTAGCCATGTTTGCGTTTCCTCTTTTTGTTGCGTTTACGGCGGCGGTCAACCGCGACTTTCATCTCGGTGCCGTTGGCCGCGAGTGATGCTTTAAGACAGTCATTGCAGAAGGAAGTGATCCGTTGGCAATAGCCCGTCATCATGTGGTCTTCGACGCTGTCTTTTACAGACCAGTCCGCTACTTTCAGGTTCTTGGAGGGATTGATGTAGTCTTCCCCGGCGTTGGAAAACCAGAGTTGTCTCAGGTTTTTGCCACTGGAAGGTCGGTAGCCTACCCGGGGTATCCTGGCAACCACGTCACTGCCGTGTACGATGGAATAAAAGGATTGCAAGTGATCCATGCGGCATTTTTTAAATTTCGAGAAGGTGTTGGGCTTGCCAAAAGCATAGAGGTGCAGATCGCTGAACTCCCGGCACAGGTGGGCCGAGACTTCGGCACAGGCACCCCCTAACGAGTGCCCGACGAGAATTGTTTTGTTGGCAGGGTTCAGTTCTTTACGGATGTCCTTCCAGACACCCTGTTGGGCGAGATAGAAACCGAGGTGGATCCACGCTTTTTTGACGGGGATAAAAAAGAAGAGGAGGTTGAAGGCCCAGTCCTTTTTCTCAGCGGTGCCTTTGAACACTACCCAGTCCTCACCCTTGTGGGGGTTGCGGAGCAGGAAAGCGGTGGTGGAAGTACGTTTGTTTTCAAATTTTTGTGCGCCGGGGATGGTGTCATCGTAGGCAGCTTGGGCAAGCTGGGCGGCGCGGGTTAGCAGTTCAATATTATGATCCATAAAAAAAAACCCTGACTCAATATCTGGTAAGGATATCAAATCAGGGTGATCCCTTCTAGGAGCTAGCTAGAATTCTTATTTAAGGTTAGCCAAAGCGCCGAACGCTGTCAACGTAATCAACCAGTTCGCGGACCATCTTCTCTGTATCGAGGGGGTTGTTGCGAAGTATCCGGCACACAGCATTGGTGTCATTGATTAGTTGCTGGGTGCGCAGTGCGTCATAAGCCCTGTCTTCTTCATTCGGATCTTGCTCGGGTGGACTGAACGTGTCCACGCAAACGTCTTTCAGGTCTTTCTCCCATTCAGGAGTTTCGTCGTTGTGCCCTTGTTTCATGTGTGTCTCCCACTGTGAATAGCACGATTGTCCCATACCCAATGTGGAATGGCAATAAAAAATGTGCTATGGTAGCGCCAATATGTACATTACACTCTTTATGGTGTTTGTAATGGCCTTACACGTCAGCCTCTTGGTGTGGCTGGAAACAAGGAACCCGGGGAAGTTGCTGGAGGAAAGAGATGAAGAAACAGTATTCCTTTGAAACAGTCGAAGCGGTGCGTTACGCTAGGAGAGTGGAGAAACGCTCAGTGGCGTGGATCGCGGCCCGTTTTGAAATACCCATCGACACAGTAAGGGACTGGTTATATCGTGGAACTAGACTGGAACAATGAGCCGTACCCTTACAAAGGGTATCGTTACAATTGCTCACGCTGTGAGCAAGAATTTGAGCTTGATGTTTTTCTAAGCAAGTTAATTGCCGAGGGCGACACAGAAGTGGAACTAGCCTTATGCCACGACTGCATGGAAAAGCTGTGTTCTCACCTCATGCTTCCCTTTTACGCTCCTGATTTTTTGAGCTGTCACTAATATTCTTTTTTTCGTGCAGGAGTTCGGCCCATAGCTCGGCCTTTTTCAGGTCGCTGGCATGGGCCAGGTTGGTTGTGGACAGGTCTTTCTGAAGTTTTTCAAGGGCTTGACGCAACCCTTGTTCGATTGCGCTCATAGCTAGACTGACATAGAGCGGGTAGGATTGTCAGGAACAGTCTGTGGTTTGTTACGCGCAAGTTCGGCAGCTATGTACTCCTTGTCTTTGTCAATTAGGTTCTGTTCTTTCCAGTCGGCAAAGATAATTTTTGTTTGGCCGGAGATAGTACGTCCTTCCACTTTGGCAATTATCTTGATTTCCTCGTAGATTTCCCGAGGAAGCAGCACTGATTTCCATTTATTAAGGTTCATGTTTATCCTCCATAATCTGCGATTATATCGGACAATATCTTAATTTTCTACCGCTTCTCCCCAAGAAGGCCCAATTTCTATGTCACAGTGGTTAGGAACCGTCAATTCTATGGCGTTTTCCATCAGATGTGCCAACATTTCGGCATGTCGTTTGTCTTCCACCGAGAAAGCAAGTTCATGATGGATTTGAAGGAGGGGAATCTCCCCGGCCTCGCACACATCCACCATGGCTTGCTTCGTCTGGTCAGCAGCGGAAGCTTGGATTAAACGGTTAAGCGCCTTATAGGTGTAGCTTCTCTTGAGCCGGGTCGTTGGACCGTGGGCGGCGATTGCTTCTTCTTTAGGGAGCGCCTTGTGCATTTCAAAAGTAGCTGGTTCCCAGAGGTCGAAGCGGCATTTGCGTCCTTTTAGGGAGCGAATGCTACCGGAGGAGCGTGGATCTTCGAGTCTTTTCTGTACGCCCTTGGTGAGCATTTTCACAAACGGCACCTTCTCGTGGTATTCCTCCGTCAATTGTTTGGCGTCTTCATCGCTTATGCCCAGTTCCACCGCCAATTTTTTGATGCCCATGCCATAGAGGAGGGCTAGAGAGATAGTTTTCCCACGTTTCCTGTCGATCCCGGCCATTTCGGCCACCACGTTGTGGAAGTCAGCCTTCGGATTATCCTGGTACTCCTTTATAAAGGCATCCACCCCGGGGAGCGGTTCGTTCTTGAAGTCACTGAACACCTTGGCGTAATGGGTCATTATGCGTGGCTCTTGCTGGCTGAAATCAATTGCCGCCCACTGGCGTCCTTCTTCGGGAAGGAACAGGCGGCGGATCATAGGCCCGAGTTCAGGGTCACGACTCGGCAACTGCTGGAGATTTGGACTGTTCATGCTTATTCTCCCGCTGACGGTCCCCCCATCGCTGCTTCGCACTTGATTTATATGGCTATGGATGCGTCCGTTGTGGACATGCTTGAGGATGGAGTCCAGAAAGGTGCCGTGTACCTTGTTCAGGTTTCGGGCTTGCACGATTAACTGGGGCAGCTTATGGGGATGTTCGGTCAGAAAGCTCTTGGTGAAGGAGGGCGCTCCCTTATCTGTCTTGGGATAGGACAGTCCTGCTGCATCAAAGGCCGTAGCTATGCTGGCAGCGGCCCATATCTCCACGTCGCTCCCGGCGAGTTTTTTTATTTCCTTTACTGTTTCTTTCTCCCGTTTGAGCAGCACTTGTTTACTGCGCTCGGCTTCGTCCATGTCTATGCGGATACCAAGTTCGGTCATGCTCACCAGATGGGGAAGCAGGGTGGTTTCAAGATTCCAGACTTCCCACAGGTCTTCCTTGGTCAACAGGGTTTTGAGATGGTGCCACAGCTCAAGGGTGATCTCGGCATCTACCTCGGCGTAAGGGCCGACGTACATGGCGGGGAGTTTGTACATTTCGCCTTTTGGATCGACGCCAAACTCACGGGCCGCTTGGACTAGGGTCTTTTCGGATTTGGTTTTTCCAAGGAGGTCATAGCACAGGGCGTTGAGCGAATAGCTGAACCGGTTTTCATCAAGCAGCGCAGAGGTCATCATGGTGTCGATGATGCGTCCGTTGACTTCAAAGCCCATGGCGCGGATCCAGCCCAGATCATACTGGGCGTTGTGCATTATCTTATCCCCAGGTGCGGCAAACACTTTCTTTAAGTATTTGTTTATCTGCCTTGCGTCCATGTTGCCGCCACCGACGTGGCCGACAGGGAAGTAGCCCTTCCATCCGGGCACTGCTATGGCATAGCCCACCACTTCGCCGTTCTTGGTCGGCCAGCCCGGACCCCGGCTCTTGAGATCAGGGTCACGGGTTTCCACGTCTATTGAGATTTCCTTGGCATCGTGCAGATCAGGGAAAGGATGCTCCGGGGGGAGCCAGTCGGACTTGGGGGGAAACATAGCCATCTGTAGTCTAGTTTGCATGGGGCACCCACTTGGTTTCCCGCAGGATTGCCTTTTCAAAGTGGCGACAGCTTCGGCAGTACCACCCTACTCGCTTTCTCGTTTCCATGTTAAGTACCTCTTCTGATTTTTCTTTGCACTGTGGGCAAGTGTTGGTGGTCAGGTCTGTCATAGGTCATAGGCTCGTGTGTAATCCTCCGGTTCAACGATGTACAGACTGGATTTGGTTCTTGTAACGCCGACATAGAACACACGATGAAGGTCATCTCCGGCTGACTTCAAAGCCGCTGCTGTAAGATCCAGAAAGAGTACCACGTTTTGGGCTTCGCCGCCTTTAGTGCCGTGGATCGTGGACAGTTTGATACGCGGCATGGCATTGAACTTCTCGCCCCGCCGTAGCAGGGCTGTTATGTACGCCCGGTCAGGTGGTGGAATTTTGTCCATGGCTTCATGCCATATCATATCCTCGGTAGCCAGTAGGCCGTAGTATTTCTGCAAATCAGACAGTGACAGTTTTGCAGTGTCCGTTGTTACTATTTTTTTCTTGCCACGTGCAACTCGTCCGCCGTTACCTGACATGAAGTTATAAATGATTTGTGCTATATCGCGTTCAACCGGTCTTCCCTTGCGCAGTCCTTCCCATGCGTTAACAGCTACCGACAGCTTTTCACTGATGGACCGGGAGCCGTTACGTTCAAACAAATACCCTAAGCTTTTCAACTGGATAGACAACGGGGTGAGCATGTAGTTGGCCTGAGCCATAATCAGCCATGTGCCCACACTCATGTCCAAGCCGTCAATGGAGTGTAAGCGAGTGACCTGACCCCTTTCTTCCTTTGGTTTATAGACCTTGGGGAATCGTTTGTGGATACGGGATGAGATTTTATTAGCCAGCGCATGTACTGTCTTGGGGATACGGTAAGACTGCTCAAGCACTTCCGAACCGCCGGGAAGGTTTATAAAATGGTCAACGTCGGCACCAGCCCAGCGATATAAACATTGGTCGTCATCACCAGCCACGTACATACGTTCCGATTTTTGATCTAACGCATGTGCTATGTCCCATTGCAACGGAGAAAGGTCTTGGGCTTCATCAAGGAAGCACAGTTTAAAATCAGGACACAGTTCCTCGGCGCTGCCAGCAAACAGTTCAAGCATGTCGGTATAGTCCAACAGCCCCTGTTTCTGTTTGTATTCATTATAAGAACGTGCCACGTAGTCCACTTCATGCCATGTAAAAGGTAGTTCGGTGTGGTTGTACTCAGTATGCAAAGAGGTTTTCTTCAGACGCGACAGGTTAATGAGGGACAGCATCGGGTGATCGCTCACTCCCACCGGGCCATCTTCACCCACCTCCTGCTGGTGTTTCACATTCAGGGTAAACCCGATCTCCTTGGATAGTTCGGCGTAATGCTTTTTCTGCATGATGTCGCGTTCGCGGATGTTCAGTAGTTTGTACGATAAGGAATGGAGGGTGCGGAAATAGAAAAGGTCGGAGTCCATGTCCAGCTTGAATCGAAAGGCTGCTCGTTCCCGGGCTTCATGTGCTGCCTTCCTGGTGAAGGCGAGAAAAGCTATTTGCTGGGGATTTATCCCCGCGTTCAGCGCCTCATCAACCATGTTCAAAAGGGTGGTGGTCTTGCCTGTACCGGGTGGCCCGAAGATCCTAAACATCTTCAAATTGTGGCGTTCGCCACACACTATAGGAACGGGCGACGGGTTTGCGGTTCATGAATTTATCCTTTTTGTCTGCAATATAGCCCGGGGGAATTAAGCGAATGATGCCGCCCCGTGCAAGGTATTGCTCCACATGCTCGGCTACCTGTTTGCGCTCGTCCTCTTTTGTCAAAAAGGAGCTTCCTGCCCGTTGGAACCCACGGGGGTAGTCACTTGCCCCGTGTGCTGTGAATAAGCGGGAATTGCCCACACTCGTGTGGCTTTTCCGTTGATCTTCAAACTGATTGCTTCCCCGTTTATGTCTCTTAATCGTTGCGCAATTTTATGTGACTTGTACTCAAAAAATCTATTTTTTCTCAGGAAGGAATCAAAGTCTTTTAGCCGGAAATAGGTCTTTCCTTCATCGTCATCGGTGAAGGGTCGGCGCAACAGGATCTCTTCCCGGTTATCCGCCTTCTGCATCACAGTGCAGAACTCTTCCAAAAACTCATAGAACTGGCCTTGGATGCTGGCGTCCTGCGATACCTCAACAATGCTACCATCGGTATCACTCATCTCCAGAAGGAGGGCATTGATTCGCCCTTCCCAGATTGGTTTGGACACCGAACGAGGCATAAAGTTTAGTTGTTCAACACAGGCCCGTTGGAACGCGGCCTGATTCATCAAAGCTTCGGTATCCAGTTCCAGTGGCTGCGCATTCACGTCCATGAACCACACCGGGGGAGAACTATTGTATTTTCTAAGATTGGCGATAGTCGCCCCGGACACTGCTGCTTCTATCCCGAACTTTCGAGTTTTGCAGACTTCGGCGTTGCAATACGCATTGATTGGTGCGTCCTTGCACATGTACGCATAGTCCTTGCGTTGTAGCTGCTTTGCCACCACGTTAACTTCGTTCAGGGGTAACGGCGGCGAGAGATATTTGGCGTTGTAGACAAGGATCTCGGACTCCCACGAATCTGGATAAGCCTTGCGCAAATAAACGCCTACGTTGAACAGCCCGTTGTTCCTTCCCCCCTCGTTGATCATCTGCGCACAGAGCGTCTGGAGACACGGTGGACCGTCCTTTATAGGAACATTGGGATCATCTTCTATAGTAAGAGCTAAAAGCTGCTCAGGCGTCTGTATGTGCGTCTGGTGCAGTTGAAAGAATTCTTGGAGAGTGGCGGAGGAACCATCGTCTTTGATGGCATAACGCAGTCCTTCCTCGGCGTCATAAAAAGGCAAGTTTAAGAAGTTGCCGACATCACCTCGCTCAAGGAAGAGCTTGATCTGTTTGGGGAAGATCTCGCAATCACCGTAGCCCAGTGCAGCGGCCACATGCTGCAAGACTTCCTGCATCTCTTTGGCTGCAACCCACTGATCTACAAACAGAAAGCAGTGCGCCCCACCACTTTTGGAGCGGCATACCACCAGCGGCAGTTTCATGCGCCTGATTTTCTGGATTAATTCGGTGTGATCCAGGGGGTAAGTGTCAACGTCGATGCAACCCCACGTGACTTTGTTGTCCTCGTTGATGGGGATGATGCCTAGCGCATCGCCCTTACCGGTGAGATGGTTTTCCCACATCTCGTCAGTGCGTGGGGCTTTAACTACCGTCGCTTTGCCTGTGTTCTTCCCGTTGTTTTGTTGTCGGTCAATTCGATAGGTTCCGTAGGCTAGCTTCAGTCCCTCGAAAATGGCCGCGAACTGCTTTGCATCGGACATTTATTCTTCTCGGAAAAGGGGGCACCGGAGTGCCCCATGCTAGATTAAAACGGTGCTTCACCCGCATCCTTTTCAACGGGAATTTCTTCCCGTTCATGGTTAGCGGTCACTTGGCCTTTTTCAACGGATTCAGCGAAGATTTTGCAGTGGTTATAAGTATCCGCACTCTCCACTTTACCGTCCAGCGTGATATTCCATGTGTTCCATGTATAGTTGCCTTTCGCTGCTTTTTCTGTGGTTAAGTGGTAAACGTAATAAAAGGAAGGAGGATTGAAATGTCCCTTTTTGCCCTTCTCTAATCGGCTTGTCATCATGGAATTCCACTTTTCCGATTTTTTTTTGGCTGTTTTTGCCATGGTGATTAGACCGGGTTCAATGCGACCATCATCTTTGAGCATTATGACGTAATGATGGGCGGTGTTTTCAAGGTAATTCTCTGAGCCAACGATATAATCAGTGTAGTCCTCTTTCCCATCAGGATCGAGACGTCGCTCAGTTTTGGGCATCTCGCCGGAGGCTTTTTGCGCCGGAGTATAGAAATTGATAGGCGCACCAGCTTCTTCTGAGTCTCGGGGTGCCCATTCGATGTAACGACGCTGATAGATACACGGCACCACTTTAATTCCAACTGTCTTGCTGAACACTTCCTGCGTGACACTGTTGTAAATGTCGCCACCCTTCGCGTCATACTCTTCCGCTTTTTCGGCGGTGAGAATTCTCAGAAATGGCAAAGCCAAATCTTCCGTGGTTATGTTCTGCAAACCTAGTCCGGCATCTGCCTCTACGCTTGCAATATCGAACGGGATTACATTGCTTTCTTTCTTCTTGCTTACTGTTTTGTTGTTTGTCATTGGTTTCTACCTTTTAATTGTCGCTTTATGGCCTACATAGGCCCCAAATAATTCTTCTGGGAAGTCCTGTCCCCCCTCAATCATCTCCTTAACAAAAGCCTTTAATGTTTGATTATGCACTTCGGCTTTCTGGTTCACGTCAAAGCCTTCGGACTGGGCCAGTTTAATAAAAGTTTCAGCCTTATCATCTTCGCCCCGCCCAAACGGCAACGACACAGTGTTCTTGATAATGTCGTCGTGACCTTTTTCTCGCAGCCAATTAAACGCCTCTTCCCGATTTTCAACTTTAATGTGTGCGCCATAGACAGCACCCACTTTGACCTTGGAACCGTCATCAAGTTCAAAAGAGGTCATTCCAATTTCTTGTAATAGAGAAGGCAGATCTTCGAGAGAGATTTTATCGCGTTCTTTTTTGGCTTCCTTGAGAATCCCTTCCAGCTTTTCTACTTCTTCTTCCTTCTGTCGGAGAAGTCGGGCGACTTCCGCGATACTTTTTACACCTTCGGTGTTGAGGGACTCCACGCCAGAGGCGGCGTCGGCTTCCATTTGATCAAAAAGATCATTCATTTTCAGTGTCTCCTTATTTAAGAGTGTTATGCACTCTTGCGAAAGCACATATTAATCGGATAGAATTAGATATGCAAGGAGAAATGATGAATTTTAAAACCACGCCGTACCAACATCAGTTGGATGTTTATGAATGCTCCAAGGACCGTGATTTCTGGGCCTTATTTATGGAAATGGGAACCGGAAAATCCAAGGTGGTCCTTGACCAGATGGCCTATCTATATGAAAAAGGAGCGATTGATACCGCCCTAATTATCGCACCGAAGGGGGTTTTTGACACGTGGGTGCAGCAAGAGATTCCCCGGCATCTGAGTGATGATGTTCCATACAAAGTGGTGCGATGGCAACCTAGTTTCACGAAGGGTTTTGTGCGTGACATCTCCGAGATTGCTTTGCCCGAGAAGCGAGAGGAAAAGTTTCTAGGTATCCTCGTGATGAACGTCGAAGCTTTTTCCACTAATAAAGGAAGCCAGACCGCGACCAAGTTTCTTACTCTTAATCCTAACAATCTTGTTATTGTGGATGAGTCCACCACCATTAAAACGCGCAAGGCTCAACGGACAAAGAACCTGATTGAACTGGGCAAGCTGGCAAAGTATCGCCGTATCCTGACTGGCAGTCCCATCACAAAAAGTCCTATGGATCTCTTCACGCAGTGTGCGTTTCTTTCCCCGGATGCACTTGGGTTCAGCAGCTTTTATTCGTTTCAGGGTCGCTATGCGAAAATAGAGAGACGCCATGGTGCTAATCGTATTTATCCCCACATCCTTGGCTATCGACGGTTGGATGAACTGGGGGACAAGCTTGATAAATTCAGTTCCCGTATATTAAAGGAAGATTGTTTGAATCTTCCCGAGAAGATTTACATGCGCCGTAATGTCCCGCTGACCCCGGAACAAGCTAAATTATATAAGCAAATGAAGAAGTTAGCGTTGGCTCAACTTGAAAGCGGGGAAATAGCTTCGACGGTTAATGTTCTCACCCAGATCATGCGACTTCAGCAGATCACTTGTGGGTTCTTGCAACCGGACGAAGGGGAAGTACAACCGATTAAAAACAACCGGCTACAGGAATTACTCGACATCGTGGAGGAAACCGACGGCAAAGCCATCATCTGGGCCTACTGGATCCACGACATCGAACTTATTTATGAAGCTCTCACCAAAAAGTATGGAGTGGGATCGGCAGCTACTTACCAAGGCAAAACTCCGCAGGACGAAAGACAACAGATTATTGTTTCTTTTCAAAGCAAGGATTCTCCGCTTCGCTTTTTTATCGGGCAACCATTGACTGGAGGTTATGGTATTACTTTGACAGCGGCTAACAGTGTCATATATTACAGTAACTCCTACCATCTGGAAGCAAGACTTCAGTCTGAAGACCGGGCGCACCGGATTGGACAAACCAGATCAGTCAACTATATAGATATAGTGAGTCCTGACACCGTGGACGAGAAAATTTTAAAAGCTTTGCGGGGTAAGATAGATATTGCCGGGACGGTACTGGGCGAAGATACCAAGAACTGGTTAATCTAGCCTAAAGAACCAATCCCTTGTCGGGAACGGATCACTTCACTTACCGAATCAAACGGAAAGGCGGCGGCATACGCATCTTGGCCCGTGGACGGTGGAGCTTGGCCGGTGGGTGCTTGGCCCTGTGGCATCGTTAGTGGTGGCATTGGAGGGGGTGTAAATCCCACTGTCGGGGAGAGGTCCACCTGTTCTTCTGTTTCTTCTACTACTACTTCTTCTGGGGGTCGTGCCCTGAGTTCACGTCGCCGCGCCGCAGCAGCACGTCCCGGGGAATCTTCACCTTGTTCCTGAAACTGTTGGTACATTTCTTCGGCGGCTCCTCTAGTGTACTCCGTTAAATCAGCTTCTTCTAAAGTAGTTCCTGCCCAACCCGCAAGCCAGTTATTCAAACTTCTTAAATTAATGGTAGTTCCGGCCCTTTCTCCTTGTCTTTGTAGTCC